CAAATTTAAAGGAGTAAATTATGCAGCACTTAATCAAAAAAACGGATGTAGAAAATCTTTTATTCCTCGTAATAGTAAATTTGTCGAGATGGATATTAGCGCTTTTCATCCTAGTTTGTCTTGTCGCCTCGTTGATTATACTTTCCCCACTAGTGATATTCACTCTCATTTACAACAGCTCTATGGAGTAAGTTATAAAGAGTCAAAAGAGCTGACATTTAAGCAACTATACGGAGGAGTATTCAAACAGTATGAACATCTGGAATTCTTTAAAAAAATTAGTATATACGTAAAAGAATTGTGGGAAAAATTTGAAAGCGAAGGTGAGATAACGTGTCCGATTTCTAATTATGTGTACAAAAAAGATAACTTGGAAAACATGAATCCGCAAAAGTTATTTAATTATTTGTTACAAAACTTGGAAACGTCAATGAACGTTCGTATACTGTGGGACATCATACAGGTGTTGAGAGGTAAAAAAACAAAATTAATACTATACACATATGATAGTTTTACTTTTGATTGGGATGAAGAAGAAACAGAATTAATAAGAGATATAGAAAATATATTCAAAAAATATAAATTAAATATAAAAACAAAACAAGGTTATGATTACGACTTTAAATAAGGAACCAAATACGTATAACATGAATTATGATGTTATCACATCGGTAAAAGAAATAGATTTGAACAATAAGTTATTTTGTACATTTACAACCCTAGAAAATTTAGATGGTCTTCTAGAGGATATACAAAGCAAGTATACAATTATTTACAATAAAGTGTTTGTTTTAGAAATAGCAGAGACTAATGAATATGTTGTCACTTACAATGTAGAGCAAGGTAACGTACATTCAATACCAGAACATACAATTTTAGTACATAGAAAAAAGGAATCTAATACCTTATACACTATTAATGCTCTTAATGAACTTATTAAGAAATTAAACGGTGGCGTTGTAGATACCAAATATCAGGTAGATTGGCAACACTATAGAAATTGTATTCTCTTGACTCAACATAATGAGTTAAAACAGCTAAATACAAAAATATTTAAAATAATTGAAATATAGCGTGGCTCCCCAAATTGGGCTTCGTATATTGGGATTACATTAACAGTTTTAAAATAAAAGTTATCTTATGGATTTAAATGCAATTAAACAGAAGTTGGATGGTCTCCAACAAAAAACACAGACCGGACCGAAGAAAGATTACAGTTTAATTTTCTGGAGACCTACAGTAGGTAAACAACAAATTAGGATTGTACCATCGAAATTCAATGAAAACAACCCATTTACAGAATTAAAATTCTATTATGGTATTACTAACAAAGTGATGCTTTCACCCCTTAATTATGGTGAGAAAGATCCTATTGCTTTGTTTGCTTCAAAACTTAGAGAAGAATATACTAAAGAAAATTATGTTCTAGCTAAGAAATTAGACCCTAAAAACAGGATTTTTGTACCTGTAGTGGTTAGAGGAGAGGAGGACAAAGGTGTTCGACTATGGCAATTTGGTAAAACCGTATATGAAGAATTACTTTCATTAGCAGTAGATGAGGAAATTGGAGATTACACTGATATCGTTTCAGGTAGAGATCTTACAATTGAAACAGTAGGACCTGAATCAACAGGTACTCCTTACAACAAATCATCAGTTAGAGTTAGACTTAAATCTACTCCATTAAGTGAAGACGCTTCACAAGTAGAAAAATGGTGTAATGAACAGCCTGATCCTAACAATGAATTTAAGAAATTCACATTTGATGAAATGAAAGTTGCTCTAGAAAAATGGTTATCACCAGAAGGAGAAGAAGATGAAGTTGTAACAACAGCTCCAACTCCTAAGAGCAATTTTAGTTTAGATACATCAGCTCCAGCAGTTAAGAAAAGTAAAGACGATGCATTCGATTCTATTTTTGATAGTAACGAAGAAAAAGTTGATGATCTACCCTTCTAAATATGGCAAAAAAAGTATCAAAGTCTCTCTCGGCAGCGGTGTCTGCCGAGATTAAGGCGAAATTTGACTTAAATAAATTTAAATCATCTAAAGGTTTAAATAAAAACGTTAAATTTAAGGACCAACAATGGATACCACTTTCAGAGGCGTTCCAAAAAGTATCAGGTGTACCTGGTATTCCTATGGGACACATTTCATTACTTAGAGGTCATTCTGACACAGGTAAAACAACTGCTTTACTTGAAGCAGCAGTATCAGCTCAAAATATGGGAATTTTACCTGTATTTATTATTACTGAGATGAAATGGAATTGGGAACATGCAGCTCAAATGGGGCTAGAAGTGAACCTAATTAAAGATGAAGATGGTGAAGTTATAGATTATGAAGGTAATTTTATCTATGTTGATAGAGAAACGTTACATACTATTGAAGACGTAGCAGCATTTATTATGGATCTACAGAATGAACAGAAAAAAGGTAATTTACCTTATGATTTAGCATTTTTCTGGGATTCAATTGGATCAATTCCTTGTGCAATGTCAGTTGAAAAACTGAAAAACAACAATGAATGGAATGCAGGAGCAATGTCAACTCAATTTGGTAATACAGTAAACCAAAGTATTGTAATGTCTCGTAAAGAATCATCACCGTATACTAATACATTAATAGCAGTTAATAAAGTTTGGACAGCAAAAGCAGAATCACCTATGGGTCAACCTAAAATGATGAACAAAGGTGGAATGGCTATGTGGTATGATGCTACATTTGTAGTTACATTTGGTAATATTTCAAATGCTGGAACATCTAAAATTAAAGCAATTAAAGGTGGTATGCAAGTAGAATGGGGTAAAAGAACAAATTTACAAATTGATAAAAACCATGTTAATGGTATGCAATCAAGAGGTAAAATTGTTATGACAAACCACGGCTTTATTCAAGACACTGACAAGGATAAGAATGCTTATAAAAAGGAGCATGCTGATGAATGGTCTAAAATCTTAGGAGGAGGACAATTCAAAATTGTAGAAGATGAAGAAGACGTAACACCTGTACTTTACGATACACAGGACTTATAAACTAAAACATGAAGCATAAAGAATTATTTAAGCTATTGGACGAAGTTCAAGAGCATGGGGAGGAACCTCAATTAAAAAGACATGATAAAGTACTGATTTTAGATGGATTAAATCTATTTTTTAGAAACTTTGCAATGATGAATATGGTAAATCCTGACGGAGTTCATATTGGAGGATTAGGTGGTTTCTTTCGTTCTTTAGGCGCCATGATTAGACAAACAAATCCAACATCTGTTTATGTAGTATTCGACGGAGCAGGTTCAACAACTAACCGTAAGAACCTGCTCTCCGAATACAAAGGAACAAGAAATTTACAACGAATTACAAATTGGGAAGCATTTGATAGTTTAGAAGATGAGCATGACTCAAAAGTAGACCAAATAGTGCGTATAATCCAGTATTTAAAGCTATTACCTGTTAAAACCACTATATTGGATAAAGTAGAAGCGGACGACATTATAGCAGTGTTAGCTGAAAAATTAGTTGAAAAACATAATTCAACTTGTTTTATTGTATCTAGTGATAAAGACTTTTTACAATTGGTAACTGATAAAATTATTTTATACAGACCAATGGAAAAGGAATATTATACACCTAAAGTAGTAGAAGAAAAATTAGGTTTATTACCTGAAAATTTTATTTTATATAAAACATTATTAGGTGATAATTCAGATAATATTCCAGGAATTAAAGGATTAGGTGCTAAAGGTATATTTAAAAAGTTTCCTGAATTAAAAACTAAAAGTTTAACTTTAGATGATATTTTTGAAATATCTACTAGGAAATTTAAAGACCACGTTGTATATTCACGCATAATTCAGGATCAAGCCCGAATTGAAACAAGTTATAAAGTTATGGATTTAAGCATTCCAATGATTGATGATAGAGGTAAGGCTCATATTGATGAATTAATTAATGAAGACATTCCAGAATTAAGATCTGATTTATTTATTCAACTTTATAATGAAGATAAATTAGGGGGAATGATTAGAAATTTAGAGAATTGGATTAGAGATATTTTTGAACAATTTAAAGGTTATAAAGATTAATGACATTACAAACATTAAACCAATACGGAGCTGACTTTCAAATAAAAGTTTTATCATCACTATTAACCCATAAAGATTTTTTAGTTAATATACATGATATTATTAGTGATGAATATTTTGAAAACCCAGCACATAAATGGGCTATTAAAGAAATACTTAGGTATTATGATAAGTATCATACAACACCTGAATTAGAAACATTAAAAATTGAACTACAAAAAGTTGATAATGATGTTTTACAAATATCAATTAAAGAACAACTTAAAAAAGCATTTGTAGCTTCTGATGATGATTTACAATATGTACAAGAAGAATTTACTAATTTTTGTAAAAACCAACAATTAAAAAGAGCATTAATGACTTCTGTTGATATGTTAAAAGCAGGAGATTTTGAGTCAATTCGAATGTTAGTTGATAATGCTTTAAAAGCAGGTCAAGATAAAAATATAGGACATGAATATATTAAAGACATTGAAGAACGTTATAGAGAAAATTCAAGGGAAGTTGTACAAACACCTTGGACCCAAATTAATGAAATACTACAAGGTGGATTGGGAAATGGAGATTTTGGTCTCATATTTGGTAATCCAGGAGGTGGTAAGTCTTGGAGCTTAGTTGCTTTAGGAGGGTATGCAGTTAGAACAGGTAAAACTGTTCTTCATTATACACTTGAATTAGGAGAGGATTATGTTGGAAGAAGATATGATGCTTTTTTCTGTAATACTGATGTAAGTAAAATTGGTTTTTATAAAGATAAAGTAGAAGAAACTATACCTCAGTTGCCAGGTAAACTAATAATTAAAGAATATCCCACAGGTAGGGCAACAATCTCAACAATTGAAGCTCATATTGCGAAATGTACAACTATGGGAAATAAACCAGACTTAATAATCATTGATTATGTAGATCTTCTTTCAGGAAGACGTAAAAGTAGGGAGCGTAAGGACGAAATTGATGATATTTATACTAGCACAAAAGGTCTTGCAAAACAATTAGATATACCAATCTGGTCTGTTTCACAAGTAAACCGTGCAGGAGCACAAGACGACATAATTGAAGGAGACAAGGCAGCAGGGTCATATGATAAAATGATGATTTCTGATTTTGCAATGTCTTTATCAAGAAAAAAAGAAGATAAGCAGAGAGGAACCGGACGTCTACATATTATGAAAAATAGATATGGTATGGATGGTCAATCCTTTTCTTTGTTAGCTAACACATCTACAGGACACTTCGAAGTATTTCCTTACAATACTGACCTAGATGATGTAGAAGCAGCCTCTCTTAAACCTTCAGCTAAGTCTAATGCTTATGATACGGATGTGGACAGAAGAGAGAAGGCAGCAATGTTTGCAAAATTAAAAACGTCAGATGGCAATTTTACTTTTGAGCAGAAATAATTATAACTTTATAAAATAAATACAATGGCAAAAAAATCATTATTACAAGAGCGTATCGTTTATAAACCATTCGAATACCCAGAAGCACACGATTATTGGATGAAACAACAACAAGCACATTGGCTACACACTGAAGTACCTATGATGTCAGATGTTAACGATTGGAAACAAAATTTAACTGAAGTTGAAAAAAATATTATTGGTTCTATTTTAAAAGGGTTTGCTCAAACAGAAACTGTAGTAAATGATTATTGGTCATCATTAGTAACAAAATGGTTTAGAAAACCAGAAGTAATTAAAATGGCAGTTACATTTGGAGCATTTGAAACTATTCACGCTGAAGCTTATTCTTTGTTAAATGAAGAATTAGGATTAGATGATTTTAGTGAATTTTTAGAAGATGAATCAACAATGGCTAAAATTGAAGCATTAACTGAAGTAAGAGATTCTCATGATGGAACACCTAATTGGCATGAAAGAGCTAAATCATTAGCAATCTTTTCTGCATTTACAGAAGGTGTAAATTTATTTTCTTCTTTTGCAGTATTACTTTCTTTTAAATTAGAT